TTGCAGCACGGCGGGTTCCAGCGGCGATTACAGCACGGCGGGTTCCAGCGGCTATTGCAGCACGGCGGGTTCCAGCGGCTATTGCAGCACGGCGGGTTCCAGCGGCGATTACAGCACGGCGGCAGCCACTGGGGCTTATTGCAGCGCAAAAGCAGACGGAAAAGATAGCATTGCCGTTGTAAACGGTGCTTGCGGTAAGGCGTGCGGCGCACTGGGCTGCTATCTGGTGCTGACCGAGTACGATGATGACGGCCACATGATCTGTGCCAAAATGGCCCGCGTGGACGGTTCTGCCATCAGAGAAAACGTTTACTACACCCTCAAAAATGGCGAGTTTGTGGGGGTCAAGCCGTGAAGAAGCACTACAACAAGCGCTGGCTTGAACAGCGCTGGGATGCAAGACAGCCGGAGCGGTTGGAGCACATCCAGATGAAGCGGCAGCTGAGAGTGAAAAAGGAGGGACGTGGTAGTGATGAAGCCGAGCATGGGAATTGCAGAATGCTGCCAGATCATGCGGGACAACGGCATTTCGGTGAGCGAGCCGATCTTTACCGGTATGATTCAGGCCGGTAGCTTCCCGGCATGGGCGGTTCCGTCTATTGACACCAAAAGCGCCGCTCCGCTGATCTCCCGCGCCGGATTTATGGCGTGGGTGAAGGACTTTTACAAGCTCGAAAAGGTTTATACAAAGGAGGACCCGAGGGAATGAAACTCAAATCCACTACTTACTACTGGTTGGCTGTCATTTTTGGCGGCATTGGAATGGGCGCAGCTATGGGCGCAGAGGGCACCGCGCAGACCACCGGATACATCTCCGGCACGCTGTTTGCGGTGTCGCTGGTGCTGATTCTGGCCGCTGTTCTGCTGGCTCGTCTGGGCTTTGCCGCAGAGGATAGGGAGAGAGCCGCAAAGCGGCGCAAGTACGGCAAGATCAACCGCACCCACGCCCGCAACCAGGAATACCCGGAGAATCAGGAGCGTGGGGCATGATGACGGCCAAAGAGTACGTTGAGGGCAAAGTCAAATCCTACACGCGGCTTGCCGAACGCTGCAAGCGAGAAGCCGAAGCCTCAGACGACATTGTTGTCCGGGCCGGATACTCCGCACGAGCAAACGTCTGGGAGATGTGCGCCGAAGAAATGGACAACGTGCGGGAGATGCTGCAAGAGGAGCCGGACTACCGGCAGCACCGGAGGGACGCATGAGCGCCGCACGCTACGGCAAAGGCCGTATCAAAGAGATTTTGGCCGCACAAAAGAAAAAGCAGCCCGCTGATGTTGGCGCACCGGCAGGCTGCAAGGGTTGATGGATTTTACAGGTCACATCAACCCGAAGATAACACATTTTCGGAGGTTTTACAAGATGGAAAAAAATTATGTTGAGATTCAGGGCCGCTTTTCCAGTGACGGCAGGTTTGTGGGCGGGAACTATGTCCCGGAAGTCATCGACAAGCTGATGAACGATGTCTATTCTACCCTCGGTCAAGCAGGAAGCCTGTACCGCCTGCGCGTCACGGTCGAGGTCGAAGATCTGGGTGCCGAGGTCAAGTTCGGGAAGCCTGCAAGCGAAACGCAGCACTCCCCTGCCCCGCAGCGTTTGACCGCTGGAAAGCTGATTCCTGCACCGGACATCTCCCCTGCCGCCATTGACCCGGCACCGGAGGTAGCAGTATGAATCCGATGTATGATCTCGCCCTTGACGGCTACGGCCCGGCACTTGAGCCGCCGGACGACTACTATTTCCTGCCGCGAGGGGCAGAACAGACCGAAAATCAGGAGGATGAAGAGTAATGGAAAGCACAAGCATTTACGCCGCTCTGGCCGCTGTGCAGAGCGAACTCAAGGCCCCGAAAGGGCAGATGAACACCTTCGGCGGGTACAGGTATCGTTCCTGTGAGGACATTTTGGAAGCAGTGAAGCCTATTCTCAAGGCTCATAACCTGCTGCTTACGCTCTCCGATGAACCGAAGGTTCTTGAGGGGTGGCACTACATCGAAGCCACTGCAAAATTGGAATCTCTGGATGGTGGCTGCATTTCCGTGAAGGCATACGCAAGAGAGCCGGAGCAAAAAACCAAGATGGACGCTGCACAGGTGACGGGAACATCCAGCAGCTACGCCCGCAAGTATGCCCTGAACGGCCTGTTCTGCATCGACGATACCAAGGATGCCGACACGGACGAGTATCATGCGGCAGAAGGTCGAAACCCCGCAGGTGTGAACAAGCCGCAGAAGCAGCCCGCACAGGAACAGCCCTTTATCTGCGCCTGCTGCGGCAAACCACTTCAGCCGGTGTCTTATAAGAACCGCACCGTGGAACCGGCAGAGACCGCCGCCAGCACCAAGAAGAAGTTTGGGCGCATCCTGTGCTGGACGTGTGCCCAGAAGCAGCCGAAGGAGGGCTGATCTATGCTGAACACGATTGCAATTATGGGCCGCCTGACCCACACCCCGGAACTCCGCACCACCACAAGCGGCAAGGAGGTCTGCTCCTTTGACATCGCTTGCGAACGCAGCTACTCTGCAAACGGGCAGCGTGAGACGGATTTTATCCCCTGTGTGGCGTGGGGCAAGACGGCGCAGTTCATCTCCCAGTATTTCGACAAGGGCAGCATGATCGCCGTCAATGGCAGCTTGCAGACCCGGAAATATCAGGACAAGCAGGGCAACAACCGCACTGCCTATGAGATTCAGGTGCGTGAGGTCAGCTTTTGCGGCTCGAAAGCCCCTGACAGCACGTCTACACGGGGGTTTGATGAACAGACGGAAAGTTATGCCAGCGAAGCTAGAAACGCTCAGAGCGCCCAGCAGGCGGCTGAGACCGGCACGGACGATTTTGCCGTTATCAACGACGATGAAGATTTGCCGTTCTGAGCGGCAGAAATGAGGGAGAGAAAAATGCCAGCAACAAGAAATATTATGCCGGAAGAGGTGCGCAATGCAAAGCTTCTTCTCAGCAAGGGCCTGTCCGATGCAGATGTCGCAGCCATTAGAGGTTAAGATCATTGATCTGTAAAAACCCAAGAAAACCCATCGGTTTTTTTTAAAACCATTTGGTTTTCAAAAACGGAAAGGAGGTGGTTAGTGGTGGACGATATCGAAATGTCCCGCCCGAAAGGGCTGCTGATCCTGTTCACATCGTTCAAGATGTTGGATATTCTGCCAGATTCAGAGTTCCGTCATGTCGTGAACGCTATGCGGGCCTATGTGGAAACCGGGAGCGAACCGGAAGGCCTTGAGCTTATCGAACAGGTGGCGTTTGAATCCCAGCGGGAAGCAATGAACGGGAGCATTGAGACGTACCAACGCTCTATTTTTGCAAATCGACAAAATGGTAAAAAAGGCGGAAGGCCCAGAAAATCCACTGAAACCGACGGGATTGCAGAAGAACCCACAGAAACCCATGGGTTTTCCGAGAAACCCACAGAAACCGATAAAACCTATAATAAAAACAAAAATAATAATAATTCAGATACTAAAGTATCTGATAGTAGTAGCGCTGAAGCACTGCCCCCTACAACCAAGAACAGGTTTTCACCGCCAGATGTTGAAACGGTGAAAAGTTACTTTGCGGAGAAGGGTGGCACAGAAACGCAGGCTATTCGGTTCCATGCCTATTACGAATCCAACGGCTGGAAGGTGGGCCGGAATCCCATGAAGAACTGGAAAGCAGCAGCATCCGGGTGGATATCCCGCGATAGGGATGAAGCAAAAAAGGCGAATGCCCCGCGCAACCGGGCGTTCATGGCAAGCCGCCCGGCAGAGGAAGCCGAAAATGCAAAGAATTTTCTGGCAGACGCAGCCCGGCGAAGGCCGTTGAAAAAGCAATAGCCGCTACATATGCGATCAGACCGGCATACGCAGCTCTCTGAGCATGGTTTTAGGGTAAACCGGCAAAGTTATACTACAAAACGCAAAACGCCGTTCAGGGCCGTTTCTCGTGCTCTGAACGCATGGAGGTAAAAAGCACTATGAACCTGTATGAGATCAACTCGCAGATTTTGGACTGCATCGATCAGGAAACCGGCGAGGTTATGGACATCGACCGGCTGGAAGAGCTGAACATGGCAAAGGCCGAGAAGGTGGACAACATCGCCTGCTGGGTAAAGAATCTCGAAGCCGACGTTGCGGCCTTTGAAGCGCAGGAAAAGGCTTTTGCTGACCGCAAGGCAGCCGCAAAGCGCAAGATCGACAGTCTCAAGCACTACCTGACAGATGCTCTGGGTGGGCAGAACTTCAGCAGCGACCGGTGCGCGGTGAGCTTTCGCCGCAGTAAGGCCGTCTGCGTGCTGGATGAAGCTGCTGTTCCTGCTGAGTACATGACCGAGATGACCACCCGCACACCCAACAAGACGGCCATTGCGGCCCTGCTCAAGACCGGCACGGCGGTTCCCGGCTGTGAGCTGGTGGAACGCGTGAACCCGTCCGTGAAGTGATGGGAGAAGGATCGCAGGCCGATATCACCACCGCCCCGCGTGAAGCTGCAAGGCTGCGGGCAAGGGAGCCGACAAGGAAGGAGATTGAAAAATGAGCGAATTTATCGACTGTGAAAAAGCCATCGCCAATATCAAAGCGGCATATTGCTGTGGCTGCGAACATTACAACGGCGTAAGATGCCGCGCGTGTCAGATTATGGACGCGATGGATGTGCTGGAAGACGAACCGGCAGTCGTCCCGGACGTACAGCGCTGGCGCGACCCTGACAAGAATCCCCCGAAAGTCGAAGAAGATGTGCTGATTCTGTTTGAAACCGCCTGCGGTGGATATGGGATTACGACGGCTAACTACGAAGATGGAACGGTCTTGTCCCAAAAGAGCGCTTTCTACTGGGAAGATATTTTCGAGTGGGGAACCTACGATGAAGAAAGCGATGATTACTTTATTCCTAAAGGCTGGTGGGAATATCGTTATTTCAACCAGGATGACATTTACGATAACCGTGTAGATGCTCACGTGGTTGGCTGGATGCCGCTGCCGCCGAAGGTGCTGAAAAATGATGATGATACCGTGTAAAGACTGCCCAGACCGGCACCCGATCTGTCACGACAGCTGCCCACGGTACGCCGAGTACGAGCGTCAGCTGAAAGCGCAGTGCATCTACACCAGCGCGCACCACGCGGCGGAGCGGATCAGCCGCAACGATTTCAACAAAGAGGGATGGATGGGAGGAAGAAAACGGTGAAGCGAATTTGTTGCCTTACTGTTGCAGCGCTGCTGCTGATCTTAACACTGTGCGTAACCGCTTGTGGTTCAACATCAGCTGAAGCTGAAGCTACCAGCCAGCCATGCTACCACGTCACTGTCTATTCCCCAGAAATTGAAAAGACCGGATATGCTGGAACACGATCTCCGAAGTATGCCATCACCGTGGACAGATTTGATGAGCTGGTGCCAAACCCGAAACTTTCTTCCGAGCGAGAGTACCAGCTCCTGCAAATCCCTCTTGGAGATGGCCGCTTTGAGTTGGTATCCACCTCGTTGGGGGAAATTGAATACTACTAAGTTTGGAGGTAAAAGCGATGACTGAAATGCAAAAGCTAGATGCTGCTCTCACTGAAATGGGCGTAGAGCATATTTACGACCACGAATATAGAGGCGGAGAGCAAATCGTGGTGACGGAAAAAGGCAAGTACCGCTGGGCTGCAATCTGCACACCCGATTCCTACGGATGGAACGAAGGGCTACTGGAAGTCATGGGAAAGCCTTTGATTGGTCATAATGGCATTATGGGCTACCGCACCGCAGAAGACGTGCTGAAGATGATGAAAGAAGGAGACCAATGCACCTGACCCTCTACGGCGAACCTCGCACCAAGAAAAACTCTGCCCGCATCCTCAAAAGCCGCTCAGGCGGGCGCTTTGTGGCCCCCAGCAAGGCTTACGTGGAGTATGAGACGGACTGCCTGCGGCAAATCAAAAAGCCGCGCAGCCCCATCTCTGCCCGTGTAAACGTGCAGTGCGTATACTACATGAAGACCGCCCGCCGGGTCGATCTGGCAAACCTCATCGAGGCGACCACGGACATTCTGGTAAAAGCCCGCGTGCTGGAGGACGACAACAGCAAGATCGTGGCAGCCCACGACGGAAGCCGGGTGGAGCTTGATCGGAAACAGCCACGGGTGGAAATTGAGATTGAAGAAATGGAGAGATAAAATGCTTGATATGCTATTTGAAGTTGCAAGCACGCTGCTCATGGCAACACTTGCAGGGCTTTTCATCTGGTTTATTCTTAGCGATGGAAACCCAATTGAATATTTCAAGCGGTGGCTCAATCGAAACAAACCTTGCCTTTGCGACCGGTGCGTATTCTTAAAGCGAAAATTTGGGGCATCAGAATCCGGATATCACTATATCTGCCAGAGCGGTGACAAAGACGAAGGATACATAAATCCGCCCGAATATTGCTACGATTTTGAAGAAAGGAGCAACAATGACCCGCACATGGACACCTGACACCGACATGCCGAAGCCGGATGGAACCGATTACCGCACCGTTAAGGCGTGGCTGAACCGCTACCGCGAAGCAGAGAAAAGATACTACTTGCTGTCTGACCGTCTGGCCGAAGCACAGGAGGCCACCCGGCACATCACCCAGAGCCTCAGCGCGGCCCCCGGCGGCAGCAAAGATGGCCAGAGCCTTGCCCGGGCGGTGGAACGTGAGGAGGAAGCGGAGCGCCGCGCTTATGAGCAAAGAGCGGTCTGCGACAGGCTGTTCCTCGAGATCAGAAACGCGCTCGCCCAGATCCAGAACGAGAAAGCATACACGGTGCTGTACAAGTACTATCTCGATTGTCTCACGTGGGACAGGGTCGCAAAAGATATGAATTACTCTCTGCGCATGGTCTATGTCTTGCGGCGCAAAGCAATGGAGGAGCTGAGCCTTTAAAAACATTGCACTGTCATTACATTGCGGTTTCACTATCGCATGGTGTAAAATTGTATCATCGGAAAAGCCAAAAGGCAAACCGATGCACGCAGCCTCCGAAACGTGTCCCTTCTTAGCATTTTCCTCCTTTTCTGCTTGCAGGTACCGGGCTTTGTTCTCTTCACGTTTCGTGCTGCTTCTATGCGATACACTGAAAAAAAGGCAGCCTGCCGCTCATGAGAGACAGGAGGCGGTTCGATTCCGCCGTATCGCACCGTATGGCGCATGGACTAGACAACCCGCAAGGCCGCACGTGCAACCTCCCGTGCCGAGAAAAGGCCTTAGAATCCTTGCCAAGGTGTAGCTTTCCTGACAGGATGTGCGCCAACCAACAGCCCCGGCGGCGAACCGGAGCTGTTTTTATATGACCGCCTGAGCGCAGTTTGGAGCGCGGCGCGTGTGTGTAGACACGGCTGGTTCGATTCCAAGGGCGGCTTTTATACTCCGGTAGCTCAAGTGGTAGAGCAGCGGTCTCCAAAACCGCATGTTGCAGGTTCGAGTCCTGCCGGGAGTGCTTGCGTGCCCTATGAGGGGGCTGCGCAATAGCGGGGCATCCGGCCGCGAAAGTTCCGGATGCAGCAGCACCCACCGTTTGACGCCTGTCCAACGAACTGAATGCACGGGTGCTGCTTATATGCCGTCATAGCTCAATTGGAAGAGCGCCGCCCATTTAAGGCGGGACAACGTTGGTGACACCACGGGAACATCACTGCACAGCCAACCACTGCGCACATCCATTCCGTGGGTGCTGGTTCAAATCCAGCTGGCGGCACATTCGATATTTTGACCGTTCGGATTTCCGGGCGGTTTTTCTTTTGCATGGTTTTAGAGAGGTGGTGGCGGTGGGCGCACGGCGGCTGACAGATAAGCAAAAAAAGAAGATCGTTGCTGACTATGTGCAACTCCAAAGCTACCGCGCCGCTGCAAAGTTGAACGATGTCTCAGACGCGACGGTTAAGAAAGTCGTGAAGGAAGACCCGGAGAGTGCGCGTTTGTGTGCACAAAAAAAGCGGGAAAATTCGCAGGATATGCTTTCCTACCTAGAGAGCAAGCGCGGGGAAGCGCAGGATCTTCTCGGGCTGTACCTTCAGGCGATGGCAGACCCGGACAAGATCGCAGAGGCAACGCTGCCGCAGCTGTCCACGGCGTTCGGAACCATCGTGGACAAGTTTGCTATGCTGGGAGACCAGAGCGGCATAGAAGCCCCGGACGATGGCCTGCTTGAGGCCCTGAGCGCTGCCGCAGACATCAGCCCGCCGGATGACGTGGAGATGCTGCCGGAGGAAGAGGACGACAATGCGGAAAAGTAACGGTTTTCGCTGGAAAGCCCTCAGCCAGCGGCAAAAGCAGGTCTTGAGCTGGTGGACACCGCAGAGCACATACAGCGGCTACAACGGCATCATTGCCGATGGAGCTATCCGATCGGGCAAGACCTTTGCCATGAGCTTCTCTTTCGTCCAGTGGGCTATGACCTGCTACAGCGGCCAGCAGTTTGCCATGTGTGGCAAGACCATCGCCAGCTTCCGGCGCAACGTGCTGGGGACGCTCAAGCAGCAGCTTGCAGCCCGGGGGTTCAACGTCAAGGAGCACCGGGCAGAAAACTGCATGACCGTCAGCAAGGGCGGCAAAACAAACGAGTTTTACTTTTTCGGCGGCAAGGACGAGAGCAGCCAGGACCTGATCCAGGGCATCACCCTTGCTGGGGTATTCTTCGACGAGGTGGCCCTGATGCCGCAAAGCTTCGTCAATCAGGCCACAGCCCGTTGCTCTGTCACTGGGTCAAAGTTCTGGTTCAACTGCAACCCAGGCAGCCCACAGCACTGGTTTTATCTGGAATGGGTGCGCAAGTGCCGTTCCCGCAAGATAATGTATCTCCATTTCACGATGGACGACAACCTGTCACTTTCCGAGGACATCAAGGCCAGATACCGCAGCCAGTACAGCGGTGTTTTCTATCAGCGTTTCATTCTGGGCCTGTGGACGGTGGCCGAGGGTCTTGTTTATGACATGTTCGACCGCAAGAAGCACGTTGTTGATGTACTTCCGGCGCTGTCTCCAAAGAGCGCCTATGTGGGGTGCGACTTCGGCACCCAGAATGCAACGACCTTTCTGCTGTTCCAGAAGCAGGCAGATGCAGACTGCTGGATCGTCACCCGGGAGTACTACTACAGCGGCCGCGAACAGAAGCGGCAAAAGACGGTGGGCGAGTACGTTACAGACCTCAAGGCGTGGTTGGGCGGTCTCAAGCCGGAAAGGATCATCGTTGACCCCTCTGCCCTGCCACTGATTACGGAGCTGCGCAAAAACGGCTTTACCCAGACGCCCGCAAACAACGACGTTCTGAGCGGCATTCTGGACGTACAGACCATGCTGCAGACCGGGCGGCTGAAGATCTACAAAGACTGCAAGCACACGCTTGAAGAGTTCGGCGTGTACGCTTGGGACCCGGACAAAGACGACACCGTGCTGAAGGTCAACGACCACTGCATGGACGCTATCCGCTATTTCGTGCGCACAAAGCGCCTTGTGAAACTGAGGGATTGATTTTGAGCACTGTATACACATTCCAGACATTTCAGCAGGCGCAAGCCGCCGGGGAACAGCCTGATTTCATCCGGCGGTTCGTGCAGCAACACTGCGCTTCCAAGCCCTACAAGATGGCTCTGGACGCAGACCTGTACGATGCCCAGAAAAACCCGGGGGCTGAACGCTTTGCGCAGGCTTACGCTTTGATGCTGAAGCGCCTATCCAAAAACACCAAGCAGGACACCCCACACCCCGATATGGTCAAGAGCAATCTTTTCCGGCGGCTCAACAAGCAGCGGGCGACCTACTCCCTCGGCAACGGTGTGGTCTTTGCAGACGAGGGCGTGGACAAGGACAGACTGGGGCAGAACTTTGATGAGCAGATCCAGAAGGCCGGATATTTCGCCCTGATCCACGGCGAGAGCTTCGGATTCTGGAACAACGATCATCTGGTGGTTTTCAAGTTGACCGAGTTTGCGCCCCTGTACGATGAAAAGACCAGCCTTTTGCAGGCGGGTGTGCGATTCTGGCGGCTGAACCCGGACACGGATATGCACTATATCCTGTACGAGCTGGACGGCTTTACCGAGTACACGGAAAGCAAAATCGGCAATGTGATGAAGGAGACCGTAAAAAAGCAGGCATACAAGAGCGTGACCGTCACCACACCCGGCGGCGGGCTGGAAAGCGTGGAGGGCGAAAACTACAGCGCTCTTCCCATTGTGCCGCTGTGGGGCTCCGACCTGCACCAGAGCACCCTTGTGGGGCTGAAAGCCTACATTGACAACACCGATCTGGTGATGTCCGGCTTCTGCAACGACCTGCAGGACTTTTCACAGATCTACTGGCTGTGCGAGAACTTCAACGGCATGACCGATGACGAACTGCAGGAGTTCCTTGTCAAGCTGAATCTGTACCACATTGCAGGCGCAGACACCAGCGAGGGCAGCAAGATCACCCCCTACACCAACGAGATCCCCGTGACGGCCCGGCAGGCTCTGTTGGAGCTGCTCCACACCAGGGTGTATGAGGACTTCGGCGGTCTGGATGTGCACTGTGTCAGCGCGGACAGCACCAACGACCATCTGGATGCAGCCTATGAGCCGCTGAACCAGAACGCAGACGACTTCGAGGCTCAGGTCAAGCCGTTCATCCGGCAGATCTGCGCACTGGCTGGCTTTGACAACGCCATGCCGACATTCAACCGCAGCAAGATCACCAACACAGCTGAGCAGGTCGCAACGGTGATTTCCGAGGCACCGATCATCGGGCAGGACATGGCCATTGACCTGCTGCCAAACCTGACCCCGGAACAAAAGGAGCAGGCTAAGGCGGCGCTGATGGCAGAGAGCGCAACACGGGAGACCGTGGACGAGAAAGAAGGGGCAAAAAATGAGACATGACCCAGATAGAATGGCCGATGCAATCCTTTTTGTTGCTGACATTGCGATTGTTGCCGGGCTGTTTCTGGCTGTTGCGCAGGCGATTGGCTTATGACCGACCGTGACCGCATTTCTACCCGCCAGCTGAACCGCCTGCGCCGCCGTATCCTCCGGGTGTACGGCACTGCCCGCCGGGAGATGCAGGAGCAGCTGACCGAGTTTTTAGCCAAGTACAAAGCGCTGGACGAACGCAAGCGGGCGCAGCTGGATGCGGGCGAGATCACCGAAGAGGATTACCGCATCTGGTTGCAAAATCAGGTCTTTCAGTCCGATTTGATGCACGCCAAGCTGGACAGCATCACGCAGACCTGCACCACAGCCCAAGAGACGGCTTACAAGCTAGCCCGGGACGAGCAATACAACATCTTTTCCTTTGGCGCAAACTGGGCTTTCTACGAGCTGGAGCAGGCCGCAGGCGTGACGTTCGGCCTGACCCTGTACAACACCGAGGCAGTGCGTCTGCTTTTGCAGGAGCGCCCCCGGCTTGTGCCAAACAAGCGTATCAAAAGCGAGAGCAACAAAACCTATGATGCAAAGATATTCAACCGATACGTCATGCAGGGCATCGTGCAGGGCAAGAGCGTCCACGACATTGCCGTGCAGGCCGTCAACGGCATGGCTGATACGGAGATCCACTGGGCCATGAACAACGCCATCACAGCCCTTACCAGCGCCCAGAACGCCGGGGCTTTGCAGCAGATGCGCAACGCCCAGGCTCTTGGCATCGAGGTCAAAAAGCGGTGGAACTCCACCCACGACTACCGCACCCGTGAGATGCACCGCCTGCTGGATCAGCAGACCGCCGACCTCGACGAGCCGTTCAAGGTCATGGGTTACGAGATTCAGCGACCCGGCGACCCCAACGCCGCCCCGGAGATGGTCTACCACTGCCGCTGTGTTCTGTCCTCTGCGCTGGGCAAGTATCCCCGGCAGAACGCCATGCAGCGGGACAATGTGACCAAAGAAGTCACCCCCGTCATGGATTACACCGAGTGGTATAAATCCAAGGGCGGCAACGAAGCCGAGCAAATGTGGTTGGCAGAAGAGCGCAAGAGGAAGAAGGCGAAAAAATGAATTCTGCCGAAAATTTTGAGAAGCTTGCAAAGGCATTTTACAATGCCGGCGGAACCGCTAAAAATTTCGCCGAAGCGGCCAGTAAGGCTGCAAAGGTATCGAACCGGCCCGATTGGCCGAAAACTTATTTTGAACGCAAGAGAAAGAAGGGATGAACTGTGATCTTGCCTATGGAAAACACCGAAAAGATGATTTTTCCGGGCGAAGGAAGATTCCATATCCCTATCATCAAGCCAGAAACGGACATCCGCATTGACAAGCTGGAATGGATCCCTTTCAACTACGCCCTGTCTGCCAAAGATAGAGGGAGCAAAGGCGTCCACTTTTATTGTGATGATTACCAGTTTGAACGTGTTTGGCGCAATCCTGACAAGTATGTGCCGCTTTTGCAGCAGTTCGGAGCGGTGCTTTCCCCTGATTTTTCCATGTTCCGAGACCACCCGGAAGCGGTGCAGATTTGGAGCGCCTATAAACGGCACTGGTTGGCAGCGTACTGGCAAATGCACTGTATCAAGGTTATTCCCACCATCGAATGGGTGTGGCCGGAAAGCTACGAGTGGTGTTTTGACGGCGAGCCGCGAAACTCCATTATTTCCATTTCGTCCGTTGGGTTGATGAACGAACATCTAGCTACAACCCTTTTTACAATGGGGTGCAAGGAAGCTATGCGGCGCTTAAATCCTACGCAAGTCCTCTGGTATGGCAAACCATTACCGGGGATGGACTTTAACGCAACTGTAATTAAACCGCAATATGCGGAAGTGAGAGAGAGGTGTCACGATGAGCGGCGGTGGTAGAGCATCTGGAAGAGCCGGGAGAAGCTCCGTGAGAGCGGGCGGCGGTGGAGCTGGCGCAGGCGCAAAAGAAAAAGAGCTTTTTACTGTGGGAAAAGATGGTGTGCGGACATACGATGATTCGCAGAAAGAGCCAGGAAAGGAGTGGATGCTTTCTAAACATAGCAACGAAGCTATGAAAGCATTTAGAAGCCTGAGCGATGTTCATTGTGTGTGGAATAAAGGATTTGACGTGCTTGAGGGTGATAAAAAGCCCGTAGGCATGAAAAGAAGCCAGCAGTGGGACTATCTAAAAAACCACAACATAAACTCTTTTATTCTCAGAGTTCCAGAGGGACAAACAAAAAGAGCGCTCAAGCAAATGGAAGACTACGGCTATCATGTTGTTGCAAAACTGGCATCAAATTCAAAAGATAAGCGAATTTTTGATGATAACGAGTTTTATATGTCCAAAAAGAAAATGCAGCGGCTTGGATTGGATTTCAAGGTGGAAACCTACTGGAAAAAAGGATGGAAAGGCTGATGCATCGTGAACTTTAACTACGACATCAAATTCACCGACAACACCCCGCAGCTGCATGAGGCGCTGGACTCGTGGGCGGAGCGGGTGCTGACCCTCTGGGGCATGAAGGTGCAGGACTACGCCCAGCTGCTTGTGCCTACCGGCACGGCAGACAGCACGGGCATTGAGGGCTACGTGGGCGGCGCGCTCAAGCAGAGCCTGACCTACGCCCTCGACCTTGCCAAAAAGACCGTGACCATCGGCAGCAACCTGTTTTACAGCGTGTATGTGGAGCTTGGCACGGGCATCTTTGCTGAGAAGGGCAACGGACGCAAAACACCGTGGGTCTGGAAAGACTTTAACGGCAAGTGGCACTTTACCCGGGGCATGAAAGCCCGCCCTTTCCTGCGCCCGGCGGTGGAAAAACATATTGACGAGCTGCGGCAGATCGCCGTGGAGGAAGCAGAGAAGGGAGAATAACATGACAGAAAAAGAGAGACTTGAAGATTTGCTCACAATGCATTGTTTTCTCAAAGAAAGAGGGCTCTCTATTGCAGAACAGGCAGAAAAAGATATTGAGGAAACCAAAAAGAAGCTCTTAACAATCGAGAGCTGCGGAGAAAAAGAAGTGCTGAGGAAAAAGTTTTTAGAGGAAGGAAAAGAAGCCACTAAAAACTTGCAAGCCCTTTGCGATTTGGTTTATGGCGAGGGTAGAGCAAAGGTTGAGATAACGGTATCGGTTGACGCGGATAAGCCGATATTCAGCAAAGAAGAGGTAACTGTTATCAAAGAAGGCTTGGATTTTTGCAAAGGAGAATAAACATGAAAAAGATTTTTGCAGTAATTACACTTTTGGTCGTGTTGTGTCTGTGCGGCTGCTCTGAGGCTGACAAGGCGAACGCCAACATCTCCAAGCAGGCCGATTACTTTGAGAGTGAACGCAAGATCACCGTCTACAACGCCCGCACGGATAAGGTCATCATGGAAGCCGAGGGCTATATGTCCATCTCCAACAACTCAAACAATGAACTGGTCTGCACGGTGAAAGTCGGCCCGGATTCCTACCGCAAGAACTACATCTATCTGAACGACTACACCATGTATGTGGTGGAGGACATCACCGGCACCCATACCGACCCCTACCACTACAAGCTCTATTTCCACACTGACATCCTGCCCAGTGTGGAGGTGAAGCCGTAAAAGTCATTCACGGAAATCCCCCATTTTAACCACTATGTGCCCCGAAAAAGGCTTCATAGTGGTTTTTTTATGCCGTTTTAGCTCAGTCTGGCAGAGCACCGGACTTTTAATCCGGGGGCCGTGGGTTCAAGCCCCACAGGCGGCACCACACCGGCAGCACGTCCGGCAAATAAACCTTATTGCCAAGCATGGCAGCCCGAGCAAGGGCAGAAAGGACTATCACATGGCACTTGAGAGAAAAGACCTCCGCGCGATTCTGGAGGATGAGACCGTGGACGTCAGCGGCAAGATGAAAAAGATCCTGGACATGCTGCACACCGAAACGGACGCTCTTCAGAACCAGCTCGATGAGAAGAACGCAGCCCTCGCCAAAGCCGAAAAGGAACGCGATGCAGCCAACAGCGGCAAGGAAGCCGCCGAAAAGTCCCTGACCGACTACAAGGCCCAGCAGACCCAGAAGGACACCCACGCAGCCAAGGAAGCCAAGTTCCGGGAGCTGCTGAAGTCCGCCGGGGTGCTGGACAAGTATGCAGACCGTGTTGTGCGGCTGTCTGGAGAGGATATCGACAAGCTGGAGCTGGACGATAAGGGCGAGGTCAAGGAAGCCAAGAAGCACGTCGACAGCCTGAAAGCTGATTGGGGCGACTTTGTGGCTACGACCACGACCACCGGCGCAAAGGTGGACAACCCGCCCACCAACGCCGGCTCCAAAATGACCAAAGACCAAATTTTTGCAATCAAGGACGCAGGCGAGCGCCAGGCGGCCATTGCAGCAAATGCCGACCTGTTTACAGGCGGCGGAAAGGACTAACACATGGCAGCAAAGGATAATCTGATCACCACTACCGAGATCACTGTCAACCCCCGGGAAATCGACTTCGTGACCCGCTTCCAGCGCAACTGGGAACACCTGCGGGAGATCATGGGCATCATGCGTCCCATTCGGATGCAGCCCGGCACCGTGCTGAAGAGCAAGTACGCCCAGGGCACCCTGCAGAGCGGCACCGTGGCAGAGGGCGAGGAGATCCCCTACAGCCAGTACACCGTCAAAGAGAAGGACTACGGTAAGATCACCATCGAGAAGTACGCCAAGGCCGTATCTCTGGAGGCTATCCAGAATTACGGCTATGATGTGGCCGTGCAGAAGACCGATGACGAGTTCCTGTTCGACCTGACCGCAAAGGTCACGGACAAGTTCTACAAGTACCTGAACACCGGCAGCCTGAAAGGCACCCCCAAGACCTTCCAAATGGCTCTGGCCATGGCAAAGGGCAGTGTGGAGAACAAGTTCAAGAATATGCACCGCACCGTCACCGGCGTTGTGGGCTTTGCCAACGTCCTGGACGTGGCGGAGTACCTGGGCACCGCCCCAATCACCATCCAGAACCAGTACGGCTTTCAGTACATCAAGGATTTCATGGGCTACAACACCATCTTCCTACTGTCTGACGGAGAGATCGCAAAGGGCAAGGTCATTGCCACCCCCGTGGACAACATCGTGATGTACTACGTTGACCCCTCTGACAGCGACTATGCCAAGGCCGGGCTGGTGTACACCACCGCAGGCGAGGCCAGCAACCTGATCGGCTTTCACACCCAGGGCAACTACACCACCGCCGTCTCTGAGAGCTTCGCCATCACCGGCGTGACCCTGTTTGCTGAGTATCTGGACGGCATCTCTGTCCAGACCATTACCCCGGGCGAATCGGTCTAACCTGCAAGGGGGTGACTTTGCATGACCGTCCCCGAGCTGTGCAGATACACGCACAATTTTTTTGACCGGGCAGATGACCCCGTTGCCGGGGAGTTCGCCTTTGAGCCGGACACCGTGCCCGCCGGGGTAGTGCCGGGACAGTATTTTCTCGTGCGCGGGTCAATCTTCAATGACGGCGTGCACAAGGCCGGGGACGGCGATCTGACCGCCGAGACCTTCACCGGGACGGTGCAGCCCATGCGCGTGCCGCCTGCCTTTGTGGCGCTGGCTGAAAAAATCGACGCATACGACAAGGCGCTGCCCGCCGGTGGCGTGTATGTGTCCCAGTCTTTTGCCGGCTGGTCTGGCACGATGGCCACAGGCGCGGACGGCCTTCCCGCAGACGGCAAGACCCGCTATAAATCCGAGATCAATCATTGGAGGAAGATGTGACATGGTCAATCCGTTCACTGCATCCACCGTGATGCAGAGCTTTACCCAAAAATACCGTTTTCAGACCCGCAGCTATGAGCCGGACGGCGTGGGCGGCTTTGTGTCCGGCTGGAAGGACGGCCCAGAGTTTGAGGCCGTGGAGCGTCACGATACCACCGTGGAAGCTCAGGTGGCGGAGCAGGCTGACACCGCTTCCACCTATACGCTGCTGGTTAACACCGGCGTTCCGCTGGCCTTCCCGGACTACATCAAGCGGGTGAGCGACGGCCAGACCTTCCAGATCACCAGCGCAGCAGACGAAAGCAAAGCCCCGCCGGAATCCGGCATGGGGCTGCGGGCCGTCAAGTGCAAAAAGGCGGTGCTGCCGTAATGGGGCCGTCTGAGAGCATCAACCGGGCGCTGAACGCTTTTTTCAACAGCTTTGGCATCCCGGGCTATCTGGAAGATAACATCCCTCCTGCCGCTTCACTGCCCTATCTGACCTACAAGCCCACCATCCCCGGCGGGTGGAACGAAACGACATCCTTCCACGCCCGGCTGTGGTACCCCAGCAAGGGCGGCAGGGCCCCCATCCTGCAAACCGAGGATACGATCAGCACAGCCATCCCAAGAGGTGGCTTAAAAATCGAGTGCGAGGGCGGCGCTATTCTTTTGGACAAAGACGATAAAGATTGGGCACAGCCACTTAACAACACGCCTGAAGGGTATCTGTGCGAATACCTTATTTTTGAACTTACACGGCTTATACCGTGAGTAAAGGAGCAATATGGCTGAAACTTTAGCAAAGAAGTTTAACGTCAACGTTTTGACAGCGGAGGCTTTCAAGAGCATCCCCAAGGGCTCGGGCAACATTTTGTCCGATTTTTCGCTTGAGACCCCGAAAATCGATGAAACAAACGTCATCCACGCCACACAGGGCGGCGTGACTATCACCTATCAGAACTCCACCGAGGATACCCTTTCCGAAATCGACAACGCCCCCACCAACACAAAGCAGGGCGTGGAAGTCACCGGAACCACCGCAACCATCTCTTACACGACTCCAAACGCAGACCCTAAGAGCATCCAGCTTGCTATTGGTACTGCGGACATCGACCCGGAAGACCCCACCCACGTGGTTGCACGCCTGAAAACCGCTTTGACGGATTTCAAGCCCATCTGGTGGGTCGGCCCCATGATCGGCGGCGGCTTTATCGCGGTCAAGCTCTATAATGCCATGTCCACCGGTGGCCTGAGCCTGAAATCTGAGCATCGCGGCGGCGGCTCGATGCAGATCACGCTGACCGCTTTTGCAGACCTCGAGAACCCCGAACAGGCCCCGATGGAGTTCTACTCTATCACAAAGGCCGCGTCCTGATGTAAGGAGGAAAGACATGAAGGAAATCATTGATCTGGAAGGCAAGGAGTACCTTGCAAAAACTTATAAGCTGGCAAAGGCATACAAGCAGTGCCTCGTTGACACGGGCGCGGTGGCGGCGGCAACTCAGCTTGCGCCGCTGACTGGCAACGAAACCCCGGAGGAGAAGGCCAAGAAGATTGCAGAACAGGGCGCGAAAAATGCGGAAGAAATGATGCGCATGATCTACGAAGAGCACGCAGACATGACCGAAAAGGTCCTTCCGCTCTTTGTGGTGCTGGATAAGGGCGAAGAGCTTCCGCCCACCAGAAAGCTCGTTGCAGCGATGTCCCGCGCGCTGTCTGATGACGATTTCATGGCTTTTTTGAGATCCTTGATGTGATCGGCGTGGAAGGATATAAACGGATGGTCTCGACCATTCGTCTGGATTTGCTGGAACTTTTCGGCAAGTCCTATATCCTCGACCACATCAAAAAAGAAATCAGAAGCCACGATGAAGTTCAATTCTACCGCAATTGCGTAGCAGATGCCGTTGGCGGACTTGCGGGAGCTGACGCTCTTTATTCCTACGTTGCTTCGTATACATTCCCACTTTATGTAAAGCAGATCGACAAGCGGTCTGCGGCGGAGATCACGGAAGAAAACAGCAAGGCTCTTGAAGAGCTGTGCGGAGGGGGTGATGAAACCTGAAACTTTTTGAATTGAGTGCCACCCTCGGGCTGGACGACAGCGCCTACCGGCAGGGCATCCAAAATGTGCAATCCGAGACAAAAAAGACCGTTTCTTCACTGTCAGGAGAGTACAGCAAGGCCGCAAAGGCCGTAGTAGAGCTGACCAGACGTTACAACGAATCGGTGGGCAGGACCGGCAAAGCGTCCTCTGAGACCAAAAATCTCAAGACCATGTTGGCACAGGCAGAAGCGCAGCTCAGAGCAACCACGACCGCGCTGAAAGCTGCAAACAACGGCATGGATGGCTTTGCCAGCTCCACGGATAAAGTGTCCAGCAAGTCTCTGGCCGGTGCAATTGCGCAAGGCACGGTCATGGCGGGCATTTTCTCGAAGCTTGGCTCCGCTGCGCTCGGTGCCGCAGAGGGTTTCATCTCTTCCGGCATTGAGTACAACGCCCAGATCGAGAAATACACCACTGGCTTTACCAATATGTTGGGCAGCGCGGAAGCGGCGCAGCAGGTCATGAGCCAGATCCAGGAAGACGCGGCAAAAACTCCCTTTGACGTGGCGAGCCTGACACAGGCCAACCAGTACCTGATCTCTGCGGGCGAAAACGCTTCCTATGCCCGCGATACCATCATGGCGCTGGGCGACGCGGTCTCTGCGACCGGCGGCGGCAACGACGAGCTGAACCGCATGGCGCAGAACCTGCAGCAGATCGCTAACACCGGCAAGGCTACAGCGGTCGATATCAAGCAGTTTGCCTATGCAGGCATCGACGTGTATGGCATTCTGGCCGACTACACAGGCAAGTCCACCGCCGAAGTGCAGAAAATGACCATCAGTTATGATCTGCTGACGCAGGCTTTGCAGGCTGCTTCCGAAGAGGGCGGGCGTTACTACAACAGCATGAACACCCAGAGCCAGACCATGAATGGCCGGGTATCCACGTTGAAAGACAACGTGAGCCAGCTGGCGGGATTGCTGACCGGCGATTTATCCAGCGGCATTGGCGTTGCGATTGGCAAGCTGAACGACATGGTCGTCGCAGCACAGGAAGCTTATAAGCTTGACGGTTGGAAAGGTCTGATTGGAGAGATCACCGGCCTTACCACCGTCATTGACAAGGCCAAATCTTCTGCTGTTGGCCTGAAAGCCGTCTTTGACGCGCTGAAAAGCGGAGAAATAGGCATTTTCCACGGCGACTGGGATGCTGTCTACAAAAAAGCTTTTAATAACGACTACCAAAACAAAAAGGCCGGCAAAAAAGATACAGACTACTGGAAAGAATACGGCGAGCGTCTGAAAAAGCAGTACGGAATAAAAGAAACCAACAGCAGCTCCATCACCACAAGCCCTTCCGGCTCCACCGGGAAAAAATCCGGTTCCGGCTCCAGGTCCACCACCGAAACGGTCATTTCGTCCATCTCCAGCACGGCCACAACCACCGCACAGAACGCGCTGGGCACTGTGACCACCAGCATCCAGACCCTTACCGAAAAGGTCAAGGACAGCTCCGGCAAGATCAAAGACCGCATCACCGAGACCACCACCACGACCGGCAAGGAGATGGTGAACGGTGTTGCCACGACCTTTAAGCAGGTCGAGACCAAAGTCAACGGCACGGTCACAAAGGTCACAAAGACCTATGATGACATGTCAAAAACGCTGCTGGGCACCTTTACAAACGTCTCTGAAACCACCTCTAACGGCATCACCACAAAGGTGCAGCAGGCGGTGGAAAAGTATGCGGACGGCAGCGAGCATATCAAGAAGAACGTCACAGAGACCGGCCAGCGCATCGGCGAGAACGGCGCGGAGACCTACGAGAAGATCATCACCTACATCGACGGCGTTCAAGACAAGGTGACGGAGACCTCTACTCTTATCGACAAGAGCGTAAAGGGTACCCAGAGCCGCATTGACCAGCAGCTGAGCGAGGCTTCCGGCCAGCTGGATAAGGGCATTTTCGGGCTGGTAAAAAGCGCCTTTAGTGATGCCAAAAACGGCGACTGGGCAAGTCTTGGGCTGGATTTTGTCAATCTGATCTGGGGCGAGGTATCGCAGGGGCAGCGTGACGTGATCTCTAAGTGGCTTACGGACGCACTGACCGCGGTCAATGAGGGCTACTTCAGCGGTGGCATCGGAAAGGCATTTGATATCTTCCAGAAGCTTTTTTCTGACGGCGGGGTAAAATCCGATATCGACGGTGTGACCAATTCGGTCAAGGCTTTTGGCGAGATCATCGACGGTCTTGCAAAGTCCGGCGGCGTGGGCGGAGCACTAGGCAACATCGTCCAGAGCTTTTCCGGCATGGCAGGCGGCATCACGTCTGCGCTTGGCACTATCGTATCTTTTGTTGCAGCAAATCCTATTCTTGCCCTGATCCTGGGCGTGGGCGCTGTCGCTGGCGGCATTGGCCTTGCCATGTGGATGGACAAGAAGAATAATCAGAAGCCTGTCAGCCACTACCAGAGTCCCTTTGACAAGACCGGCGTGTATGACAGTCTTGGCACCTTCTCCACCCGTGCGGCCCTGCAGTACCGCGTTACCGGCCAGCAGTCCATTGTTGACCGGCAGACCAGTATTCTGGAACGCATCGAGGGGATGCTGGACGAGCATCTGCCCGACATCGGCAAGGGTCAGGTGGTCATGGACTCCGGTGAACTGGTGGGCGTGCTGTCGACCCGCATGGCGACCAACGTAGATGCACGCATCGGCGTGACAGTGGAACGGAAAGCGAGGGGTGTGTAATGGCAAAGCTTCTGGGGGCAAAAATCGGAAATTTTCACACCCTGACAGATTGGGGGCTGTACCTCAAGGTAGGCAGCCCTAAAATCGGCGCGGCAGAACCGGAAGAATACCTTGTGCAGGTCACCGGATCCGATTCACTGCTGAACCTGACCACATGGGACGATGGCAAGGTGCACTATAAAAAGCGCACCATCACCATGGAACTGCTGTGCAACGCGCCAAAAAGCAAGTGGCCCAGCATCGAAAGCACCATTGCCAATGCCATTCATGGCAAGTGGCTGCAGTGCCGCTTTGATGAAGACCCGGCGTGGTACTGGGAAGGGCTTTGGAAAGTCACACCCTCCCGCGACCGGCTTTCCAGCACCTTTACCATCACCGGCACCTGCAACCCCTTCAAGCGCAGCGTCTACGACGGCACCAACGACTGGCTGTGGGATGATTTCAACTTTGAAACGGACATCGTGCGCAACTACACGAATATCCCACTCAAGGCGGGCGAGGACAAAGAGGTGTCCATCACCGGTGCACCGCGTGCGGCCGGCATCTACTTCCAGCGCAGCGAGACCGCCGCAAACATCGCGGTGTCTCTCAATGGCTTTGAGGTGGGCATTCTGGCCAAGTCCACCGACTGGCAGTATATCGAGGGGCTTACTATGCCGGATGGTGTAGTGGGCACCCTCGTTTTTGCTGCATCGGCAGACTGCAGCATTAGTATTAAATATCTGGGGGCAAGCCTATGAGCTATAAAGTTTATGCTGGTGTGCAGACGGATGTAGACACATGGAAAACTAGGGTCTGTATCCACGATATCAGCGATATTACCGACACGAAAAAGCTCATCAGCCCCACGCTGACCCGCGAAGTGGGTAAAGCTGGCTCTTTTGAGTTTACCATGCCGCTGGGCAATGTGGCACACTCTGCGCTGCAAAAGCTGCGCACTACGGTAGAGGTGGAACAGGACGGCGTTTCCATCTGGCAGGGCCGTCCTATGAGCCATGAGCAGGATTTTTTAATGCGTCAGAAAATCTACTGCGAAGGGGAGCTTGCGTATCTGAATGACAGCGGCATTGCGCCATACGCTGCAAAAAATGTGAGCTTTTCGCAATTTTTGGAATGGATCTGCGATAACCACAACGGAATGGTAGATGCATACAAAGCTTTTACTCCCGGCAATGTGCAAATGGACATTCCCATGATCGTGCCCTATATCGACGGCATCAAAGTCGTGCAGGTGGGTTACAGCTACGATTCT